TAGCATCTTCAAATGGCCAGCCCACTCCTACCTCCTTAGTTTTAATTTCATTAGTTTCTTCATCGGGTTTTCCGACCCCTGAAAGGGGGGGGGAAACAGTATTAGAAGTACGTAGTACTTCTAATACTTGTTCGCTATTAGCTATAGCTAAGCTATTAGCTAGAATAGCGGTACCACTGTGCAGAACGGATGGGTTACCGACGATCGGATTTCCGACACCCGGTTCAGTGATAGTAAGTTCGATATTTTCCACAGTAACGTTCAAAGAATCGTCGCCAAATAAAAGCTTGGTTACGACCTGGCCGTTACGCATTCGTGTGGTTAACTCTTTGATATATCCAAACTGCTTTAGTTCTTTTTGAGCAGTGGATAGTCGAGTCCTGCCTTCCGGCATAAAGACATCGAGTTCATCTACGGTCAATACACGACCGACGTGGACATCCTGTAGGTAGATAAACCGAGCTACGGATGACAGTTTGTGATCTTGAAATATATCCATGTTTCCCTCCATGGCTGGATACTATCTCGGTGGGATGCGCTTTGGCAAGCCCTTTATTTCTCTGGAAGAGATCCCGGTAAAGCTTTGTTCTACCACCATAGAGGCTGTTAGTCCCACAAAGGTGGCCGCCAAAACCTCAAAAATTGTCCTAGGGTGAAGACCTGTAATGACCCAAAAACCGGCCAGGGAGGCGATTAGAGCCACTAAGCCCCTAAACTTGCCTAATAGTATCAAAAGACCCTCTACGGCCGTTATAAGGCATCCTGTGGCCAATCCCACAACTAGCACCTGATCCATCATGTTGCCCTCCTACTGTTGCATTAGGGTTCTATCGATGTAGAACGTATGTGTACCTCCGGACGTGGCAGGAGTAAAGGTTACAGTCAACTGACAGAAGCTTGTCTCTTTGCCATAGAGCTGAGGTTGTGTTGCTTGAAGTCTTAAATAATACCAGAGGTTGGTCTGGGTAATCGTATAGGTCGTAGTCTGGGTAGCATCTACAACAAGGGTTCCATCATACTTATAGAACTTTAAAGTCATAGTGTAAGTTCCAAGTCCAGTTGAATCTGGAGCTTTAACAACCACCGAAGATCTAACAGCCTTGTTAGTAAAAATTTCTGCACGATTAGAAATAATTCCCATGCCAGAAGTTGTTCCATTGACAACACAGTACGCCTGTCCATGACTACATAGATCATTGAACAACGATCCCTTAGCTACTGATCTAGAAAGTGAAGAGGATACAGGTGTCCAACCTAACAAACTCTTTTCAAATGAAGGGGACTCAATTAAGTTATTAGATCCGTACTCTGTGTATACGGCATCAAATGCTGGCTTTCCTAATTGAAGCGCATAGCTTCCTCCAAGAGGAATATGTCCATCCAAAAGGTTTTGATTTAATCTGTAGCTTTTAAGATCTTCATTAAACCAAACGTTACTTATACCACCGTTATTGCTTTCGACTCTAGTTCCCCAATAAAAAGAACCATCGTTACCTATGTTAGGTACCTTAAATGTAAATGGATCGGTAACATCAATGTATTTAGATGCTTGTTGTCCATCTTCTACTTGAACTCCGTCTACATAAAAGGTAGATGCGGTAGAAGATATGGTTAAAGTAAATGAAGTTTCACCTTCAACAGGAATTCTACTTACAGTTACTCTTAACCAGTCTTTATTAGCAGCATTAGAATCTATTATTAAAGTATTAGAAACAGAAACGCTTCCAGCTGTGGCAGTTATTGTGTATGTTCCTGCAGGCCCATAAATATAGGCTGAGCAAGTGTAGTCTTCAGAATAAGACCCCTCTGTAATCAAAGCATATGGGGGGTAAACCGTGGTGGATACAGAGGCAGTAGATCCAGACTTAACTACCTTCATGGACTTATTTCCAAACTTATACTGGGTTGCACTAGAGGAAATTGTTGCCCCTGTTGCAGTCCATCCAGTTGTATTTGTATCAAATCCGGGATTATTCAAATAGTTATAACGTGTTCTAACTTCCCAATAACAGTCAGCATCACTAAAATAAAGATTCATTGTTGGATCCATAGGCATTGGCGCACCATCCCCATGGAAGAACTGCATGTTAGTCATTGTCATCATGTCCGTGCCTGGAAGCATGGTGTGGCTTAAAGATGCATTTGTTATGTAGAAAACATCTCCAGCCATTGCATTATTTACATATACAGATAGTTTAGCTAATGGTTGTGGAGAATCTTGAGTGGCGTCAGGAGAAAGAACTTGAACCCCAAGAGTGCTATACATTGGAGTAAGCGGTTTCATCTCCATGGTCATCATATCCATTGTTGTAGCTTCAACTAATTGATTAGCATTTGAATAGTATGAAACTCCGCTGTCATCTACTAAGGCTAATGTTTGATCTGAATCTTTCTGTGGAGATGAAAACTCAACACGAATAGTTGCTGGATTCATAGTCTCTGTATTAGATGAGACATCAACCTGTCCAAAATACTCTTTAGAAGCTGAAGCTGTAAGCCAGTTACTTACAATTCCAAATGAACCATCGGTTAAAGCTGTAACCTTAGCTACTGCTGTATCAAAAATATTATAAAAAGTTATTGTTCCAGAGAGATTCGCAGTAATGTTTTCTGATAAAACAACAGTTGCATGGTCATTATCTATAATAGTTACATTAGTAATAGTTGCCCATTTAGTGGTTAAATCAGACATAACATACATGCCTTGCATTAGATCTCTAAAGTTAACAGGTGGAACACCACTAATAGTGTTATCTAATTCAATGGTGTTAGTTCCAGATGTTCCAGTTCCAAAAGTAGAGATCATCATATTTGGTCTTAAAAGATCCGATGGAGCATATGTAGCTGATCCGGCAAAGATATCAAGCAGATGATTCTCTTGAGAGATGGCTGCGTTATACCCCATCCATCCGGTTACACCCTCTTCAAAAGTAGGGTTAGTAACAATGTTGGAATATTCTCCATCGATAACAAATGTGGTTCTTCTAGGGTCTTGGTACTCAAGTGAGGTGACACCGCCCTCTGTTACTTGAAGCATATCAATGACGGCTTTATCAAACTGTGATCCGGAGAAAGTTACTGTAAGGGTTAAGGTTGCATAAACCGCACCAAGCGGAACAGCCAAACCTTTTCTATTAAGAGTTCCAGAACTAAACTCAATCCACCCAGAACTTGTAGTTGTTGATGGTCCCGTGTAGGTTGTTCCTAGGTGAGCACCGGACTCATCCCAAAAGTCGATGCCCACTGTAATAGACACAGGATTATCAATATGTTTTATCCACCCAGTAACAAGTATTGCTTTCATATTAAGTACAGGTACACCATACAAAACAGCGTTTAATGCCTCATCTGGATTATCTGGATTTGGTGGGGTAGGAAGAGTTAAGACTACAGTCTTTCCTGAGAAAGAGTTAAGGGTGAGCAATCCGTACCCAAGCTGACGCATAGGGTAGTCATAGTTATAAAGGTTAGGAACAGGAGGAGTAAGAGTTAATCCTAGATCTGTAGAGCTTGTACTGTAGAGCTTGCTATCTAATGTTCCACCTAAAAGAGTCCATCGTCCAACACTTTCTTCAAATGAAGAATCATTATAATCAAGCATTTCATTTGTGCCTTTGGTTATTGTAGACGACCAATGGACAAGAGAATTAATAAATGTCTGAATTGATTCAGCTGTACCCTTCTCAGAAAGTATGTGGAACCCAGCTTTATAAAGAGATCTATGGTAAATATCTCCTAAAGAAGGCTCGTAAGTAAACCCGTAATCTTGAATCTTTTGTCCTAGAAGATAACTAGGTACTAGGTTTCCATCAGAAAGTTTTGATGTTATGTCAACTTGTTTTCTTCCAATGTCATAGCTAAATGCTAGAGCTCCCAAGAAAGAGTTAAAGTAATTATCTTCAGGCTCTCCTGTTGCATCCCCAAATCCGTAGTAGGAATTTAACCAGGCGGCTGGGAACCACTTCTCCATTTTAGAAAGTGTTCCATCGTCTGTAGCTGCAATTACATAGTCTGAACCACAGTTAATCCATTTAGACCCATCAAATACCCAGATAGAATAATAAATTACTCCATCATTAGTGTCTTCGTCATAAAAGATAGTATTAAAGTTATTAAAGGTTCCACCAGCTAACATGGTTCCTAGATAAGGAGTATCTGGAACTCCACCATAAGATTTAATTAACTTCCAATGAGTAATTGATCTCTGTAATGGATCACCAGCAACAGAGTTCCAAGTAATAACGGTTTTATTATAATCATAAGCAGAAGCTACCAGCTCAGCATTATAGAAGGCTCCTACATTTATTATAGAGCCATACGTTTTAGTACCGTATAAAAAGAGACCGTATTTTGACACAGTAGATTACATCCCGGCTAGTAGGAATGGATTAAATGGATTTGATGAAGCTGCGTTTGCTGCATTTACTATTGAAGTTTGAATATTATTATAGGCTGAGCTATTTACATAAACTACAGCATTGTTTCCTACCTGAGGAAGACCATTACCGTCTAGATTAAACCCAAGGTTATTGCTATTGTCATAGGCCTCTACAAGGTTTGTACCATTAGATGCAGTTACATTCTTAACAGTAATTGCTACCGCATTAGATACGGCTATAGCATCTCCGGCTTTTTTGAAGTAAGGAGATACACCAGCCCCATTAACAAGTCCAGCTTCAATATTTGAAATACGATCGTCTAGTGAGTTCCAAGGAGCTACTTGCTGTATGAAAGAACCAGACCAGTTTGAGGTAAGCATACCATCTTGAGCGTTAGTGGTTCCATTTAGATAGTATTCAATGTTATAGACTTCAGTTTGAAGTGCATTGATATCATCAGCATTAACTGTATCCTGCAGATTTACCTTAGGTGTAAAGTTACGGACGTTAATCGGAAAGTATTGATTTGGCATTTATATCTCCTTTAAGCGTGCCCACCGGTAGGGTTTATAATTAAATTGCTTGCAATCATATATGGAATTTGATTAGCATTCAGGGTTACTGTATTATTAGTGCCACCATTATCTGTATTCAAAGCAGTAACGACAGCTGATAACACTCCGGGCACTGCATACATTGCAGAAATAATAGAAGCAGCAGAAATTACTTTGCCAAATGTATTGTTTGCATAAGAGAAGAACCCACCAGCAGATAGCATTGCTTTTCTAATATTAATAACAATATCTGATTGCTTATATGCGTTATCAATAATTACAGAGGCGGTTACATAGATTGGCACATATGCTGGAGGAAGAACAGTTACTGTTGTTCCTAGAAGAGTGGGGCCCTCTAAAGCTGATGTTACTTGAATAGATAGATCGTTCCAAGATCCTGTTGGGTTTCCATTTACAACTCCAGGAGTGTATGTTCCATCATCTTTAGGTTGTACATAAAGACTTACTGAACTCCAAACACCAGCAACAGCATTTGCTTTTCCTACAAGTGGAACCTGTAATGCTAGATTAATATAGTCATCGAGAGTAACTGCTCGTCGTTGTGTATTAACGGCAGCAATAACTTTTGTTCTAAGCATTTCTAGATCATCAGCATCTGCTCCGCCCAAAGCCGCATAAGTATTAGTAACAGAAACTGTATTAATTAAAGTTAAATCAGGATTGCCGGGTATGAAGGTTATTTCACTTACTGCTCCAGAGGCAATATTTCCTGAAATACCGAAACTTGTTTTGTAGACAGCGCCCACCAACTGTTGAGAAGAAGGAATCATTCCATTGCTTCCATCTCCAAAGATAATCTTTAATGTCCCATCTTCTTGGAACTCAGTAGTAAATACGTGATCTTGAGGACCCGCATCAATTAAACTTGAAATGTATGACCATGGTGAGAATGCAACGCCCTGACCTACATAAATCCTTATAGAAGAGTTAACTATATTTGTATCATAAATATATAAAGTTTGATTTGCTGTTCCATCTGTTGTACCAATAGTCATTGGAATTGGTAAATGATATGTAGGATCAATTAAATCTGGCTTATCAGTATTAACTGTTTTTCCTTCAGCAGCAGCCACTGTAATAGAATTTCCAGGAGCTAATTGAGATACAAGCTCAGTTGTTTCAAAATAAACTTCTTGATATGGACCGTATACCAATGGGGCCATAACCTGTGTTCCGATTGGCAAGTCCACATTAGAGTCACCATTGTTTGTAAAAGTTAATTCCACCTGAGCGGGGTTAGGACCGGAAACAATATACCCGTAGAGTCTTGCCATATCTAATAGGGTACTTGTTTTTACGGCTGTACTTACAGAGGTTTCTTGAGATGCCCTATCAATGTAGTAGGACATCATGTCACCCAAATAGGCAATGGCTTCTACAATAACGTTACCAAGATCGTTATAGTCTGTAGGCTGCCAGTTTAATCCCGTCTTGGCATTAATAAGGGCAATGATCTCTTGTCTAATAGACTCAAAATCTCTAGATGAATAGTTCATTATTGTCCTGCCTGTACTGTTCCGTTGATATTAAAAATACTTGATTTAATAGTTCCATCCATTAGCTCACCATCCGGAAGCTGAATTGTTATATGAAGTTCAGCTACTCCGTCATCGCCTATGGCGCCTACTTCGATAGAGACTAAGTTTACATCCGTCATCCAGGTTTTAATGGCTGTAGTTACAGCTGCTTTAACTGCTGGACCAAACTGGTTTTCATTTTCAAATAAAGCCTTACTAAAGTCCGTACCGTATGTTACGGCCATTGGTCTCTGACCAATATGGGTAGATAGCAAAGTAACTAAACGATCTAGGTAGATCTCTCCAAGATTTGTTGTGGAGTTTACAACCCCAAACTTATCTAAAGTAAATGGATATCTAATGCCTTTCATGACTGTACTCCTATCCATACAGGGTATTCAGGATCTCCTGCTAT